CGGATGCACACCTACCTGGCCGAGGGGCCCGCCTGCGCATACCACCGCGAACTGGGCTGGGACCTGTGCCCCATGCTCCACATCCTGGACGGGGCCTGCCCGGAGCTCGCGCGGACGATGCCCGGACTGGTGCGCGACCCGCACCGCCCCGAGGACGTCGACACCGATGGTCCAGACCATTGGTACGACGCGGCCCGCTACCTCGAGCTGTCGATCGGCGGCGGCCCGCAGTTCCTGACCCTGCCGGACGCACCCGACACCGGCGGCCAGATCCAGCCGCTCAAACCGCTCGGGAAGTTCGCCCGCAAGCTCAGCGACGTCGAGCAGCAGGCCGAGTGGGCCGAAGACGACGACGGCCCGGCCCGCGGCGCCACCCAACTGTCCCCGTTCGCCTAAAATTTGGGGGCACCGCGTGGCCTGGCCTGGATTCCGCAGTTTGTTCCGCCGCCAGGAAGCGGCCTTCGACGAAACCGTCCGGGCGCTCCCGGCCGCCAAGATTCCGGAACGTACAGGCTACGAGTTCGGCATCCCCCCGGGCGGCCTGAACGAGTACCGCCAGGGCCTCGGGCAGGCGACGACCACCGACCGCCGCGCACTGATGCGCGAGTTGTTCGACATGTACACCCAGTGCCCGTGGTCGTGGTCGTGCGTGAACGCGATCGCCCGCACCATCACCGCCGGTGGCCTGGTCACCGACTGGAACGGCGACGACGGCGAAGGCGACCAGAAGGTCCCACCGAAGCCGTTCGCGGTCCTCGCCCTGGAGCGGTTGCTGAATTTCTGCAACGAGAAGGACGACATCCGCCAGCTCACCCGCAAGGCGATCATCGATCTCGAGGTGTTCGGCGACGCGTTCATCGAGGTCGTGTGGCTCGGGGACCTGCCGGTCGCGCTCTACAATCTCGACAGTCCGTCGATGCTGCCGGACACCGACGAGCACGGCATGGTCAAGGGCTACGTGCAGCTGACCGACATGGGCCAGCGCGCTGAGTTCGAGCCGCGCGAAGTCATCCACATCGGCCTGGACGCCCCGCGCGGCGGCCCGTGGGGCATCTCCCCGACGCAGGCGGCGCTCCTGCCGATCACCGAGTGGCTGTTCGCCGCGGCCAACGGCAAGGAGTACTTCCGCAAGGGGATGCCGCCGTACGTGCACGTGGACTTCCCGGCCGGCATGTCCGTGACGGAGACGAACAAGTGGTTCGCGCAGCACGCCCAGCAGAACCTGGGACCGCGCAACCTCGGCCGGCCGCTCGGCACCAAGGGCGGCGCGAAGGTCGAAGAGCTGCAGACCGGCAAGGTCACCGACATCATCGCGTTCAAGAACCAGGCGCGCGACGAGATCATCGCGACGTACGGCGTGCCGCCGAGCAAGGCCGGCGTCATCGAGTCGGGGAACCTCGGCGGGGGCACCGGCGAGGACCAGGACAAGACGTACCACATCGACACCTGCGACCCGATCGCACAGATCCTCCTGGAGAAGCTCAACTTCGCGATCGTCTTCCAGGGCTTCGGCATCGAGGACTGGCACGTGAAGTTCAAGGACGTCGACTACCGGGCGAGCACCGTGATCGAGACGATCCGCGACATGCGCCTGCGCAACGGGTCCTGGATCCTGAACCGGTACCGCGCTGAGATCGGCGAGCCGCCGGTCGCCGGTGGCGACGACGCCGTCCTTGTGGATCGTCAGAACATTGTCATGTGGTCGGACATGAACGCCATGTCCAAGGCGAACGTCGCGGCCAAGGGCGCCCCGGCCGTGAGCGCCGGGGAGCAGCCACCGGGCGGCGAACCGCTCGCCGACCCGGACAAGGCCGACACCGACCAGCCGCTGACCGTGCCCGAACGATGGCAGCAGGAGTACCGGTCGCGGTTCGGTGAGGCCATGCGAGAACTCGAGGGAGTCCGATAGTGCCCGACGAACCCGAGCCGGCCGACACCGAAGGCGCCGACCCGGAGCCGGTGTGGCCGTGGCCCGGCCACACTGCGGCGCTCGAGCCGGAGACCGAGCCGAACCATCCGGTCCGCGCCGTGGACGCCGCGCCGTTCCTGCCCAAGGTTGTCGGCTGACGCGGAGGGGACCATGGCCTCCGAGCAGCCCGACCACACCGGCTCGGCGATGATCGCCTGCTACCCCCCGCCCGACGTCGCCAAAGCGCTCCTCGTGCCCGACGGCCTCGATCCGGACGGCATGCACCTGACCGTCGCCTACGTGGGGAAAGCCGCCGACGTAAGCCTGCCGGACCTGGTGGCCGCGGCCGCCGAACTGATCGCCCGGCCGCCGCTGGACGCCTCGGTGTCCGGGCACGCCCGGTTCACCGGCAACGACAAGGGCGACGTCATCGTGGCCCTGGTCGAATCGCCCGCCCTGGATCTGTTGCGCCGCGACACCGTCGATGCGCTGGCGAAGCACGGCGTCGGCCTGCCGAGCGCCCACGGGTTCACCGGGCACATGACCCTGCTGTACCTGCCGCCCACGGAACCGAGCCCGGTCGAGCGGATCAACACCAACCCGGTGCAGTTCACCGCCCTGTCCGTCGTGCACGGCGACACCCGCATCGACCTCCCGTTCACCCCGCCACCCACGCGCGACCTCGACACCGCGGCGCGCGAGGCCTACGCCGCCGGGTGGGCCGGCACCGGCGGACCGATGACCGACCGGGTCAAAGCCGGGTGCGCCGCGGCGATCCGCATGGTGCGCGAGCACCGCCACGACCCCGGTGTCCTTGAACTCGCGCTGCAGCTGGGATCCCTCGAGGGCACCTGGGCGCAGGTGTACGACCGGCGCGACAAGTTGCGCGCCGCGCACGAGGCCAAGGCCATGGCGGCGTGGAAGACCGTCATCACCCGCGGCCTGATCGCCGACGCGGTTGCCGACTTCGAACGCCGGATCGGTCCGGCCGAGTCCGCCCTCGGCGACCGCATCCAGCAGATCACGGACGCGGCCACGACCGCGGTCGGGAAACTCCTCCAGGCGCTGCCCGCCACTCGCGCCTGGCAGGCAATCCGGGCCGCGTTCCGCAACGCCCTGGCCGCCGGTCGCGCCGAGGGCGCGGTCGACGCCGTCGCCATCGCCGCAGACAAGGCCGGACGCGTCGGCCTCGAATGGGACGGCCTGTTCGACCACATGTACGACGCGCTCGACGACCTCGGGTCGCTGTGGTCCGAGGCCGACGGCTGGCTCGGGAAGATGCTCGGACGGGCCGCGGCGGACCTCGGCCGGTCCCTGGCCGCCAGCGCGCGGGCCGGCGAGACCTACGCGCAGATGCTCGCCGGTGCGATGCAGGTCCTGGACTCCGACGACGTCGACGCCGTGTCGTTCGTCGTCGACTGGGCGCAGTCCACCGCGCTGTCCCAAGGTGCGCTCGACCTGTACCGGTCCGAATCGGTCACCGCGATCAGTTGGATGGACGCTGGCGATGGCCGCGTGTGTCCGACCTGCGAATCCAACGCCGAGAACGGCCCGTACGCCCCGGACGACTTCCCGGAATGCCCGGACCACCCGAGGTGCCGATGCTGCGCCGCAGCCGCCATGGACCTGGCTGGCTTCGCCCAGTGGTTCTCTGACGCCTGATCACCGCTCACTCCCGGGAGGCCAGTGTGACCACCATCTACGCCCCGTCCAGCCGCATGCTGTGGTCCCTGACCAATTCGAACCTGGGGACGGCCCTGAGCGCGAGCGGCAACTCCAACCCCAACGGGTGGAACGCGCAGAACGCGAGCATCCGGACCACCCTGGACCTGCGCGACGTCACCGACGTGTGGATCGCCGTCGCCACGACCGCGGCGCCCACCGGCACGCTCCCGACCCTGCAGGTGCAGCTCGACGTCTTCGACGACCAGGGCAACCTGTTCCCGCAGGCCCTCAAGCTGGCCGCGGCCCTGAGCACCGGGCCGGCCGTCGGATCCGTGTCCGGAGGCCTGCACAGCGGACTCGTCCTGCCGTCCTGGGGCCAGATCGCCTGGACCCTCGGCGGCTCGGCGAGCCCGGCGTTCCCGGGTGTCGAGATCAGCGTCTTCGGCCGGTAGGCCGCATCCAGCATTACCCACCACGATCGGAAGGCGGAACCACCATGCCGAAGAACGGCATTTCAACCCCGTACGACGACGGCGGCCTGCCCATCGCGTCGACACTGACCGGCAAGGGAAACCCCCAGTACGGCGCCACGTGTGTTTCCGACAACGGCGTGCCGATCCTGATGTCCTCCGGCGGCAGCGCGGCCGTCCCGGTCCTGACCGGCACCGTGGGATCCGCGCTCATCAAAGGGGGCCCGGGGCGTGTGTGCCGGGCGCTGGTGACGACTGCCGGCACTTCCACCGACAAC